ATGGCAACCAGAAAGAAAACCGACCGCGCCGCCGCTGAGGCCTGGCTGAGCGAACCCGTGACCGTACGTCTGTTCCGCGACAACGGCAGCTATAAGGAGGACAAGGTCGTGACCGTCAACGGCGAGACCGTGCGCATCCCGCGCGGCGAGGACGTGACCATTCCGCGCCGCTTCGCGCTCGTGCTCGCCCAGGGTGAAGCGCAGGATGCGCGCACCGGCGCACTCATCGAGCGCGAGACCGCCCGCTTTGCCGCCGAGAGCGGTGCGCTGGGGCTCTGACCATGGCGACGCTTCAGCAGGCGCTCACGCGCATCGACGCCATCTGCCCAAACGCGTGGGACGAGACGGCAAAGCTCCTGTGGCTCAACGAGTGCGAGAGCATGATCCAGACGCGCATCCTCGGCACGGCGCCCGAACAGTGCATCACCTACGACGCGGACACCGACCGCAGCACCAAGCTGCTCGTGCCCGCACCGTTTGACCGGCTGTACGTGTACTACGTCATCGCCATGTGCGACTATGCCGCGCATGAGACGGCGCACTACGCCGACAGCATGATGCTCTTTAACGCCGCGCTCGACGAATACGCCAAGTGGTACCAGCGCACGAACGGTGCCACAGCCTCAACGCCGGGGCTGGTCAAAGAGATCGCCGCCAACACCAAGGCACGGCACACGCACAAAAATCTTGCGGTGCTTGACGGCATCACGGCGGGAAAAATGGCAGCCTGGAACGCGAAGGCGGACAAAGCGGCCGCAACGCAGAAATCCGACGGCCTGATGTCGGCGGCGGATAAGCGCAAGCTCGACACCGTTGAGGCGCACGCCAAGGATGTGGACGTGGACGACACGCTGTCGCCGGTGTCCACGGCAGCGATCATGAACAAGACCGTGACGGCGGCGCTGAACACGAAAGCCGGTACGGCAGTGGCGACCACGTCCGCCAACGGTCTGATGTCTGCGGCGGATAAGGTCAAACTGGACGGCGTGGAGGACGGCGCGACCAAGACCATCGTCGACGACGCCATGTCTGACACATCTACCAACCCTGTGCAGAACAAGGTGGTCATGGAGTATATTGACAGCCGCGGTTCCCTGCCCCCGGTCAGTGTCAAAAACGATACGATGCTGATTCAGGTCGTGGACGGAGCCTATGCGCTGCGCACCAAAGAATCCATCTTCCCTGTCGATGACGCGCTGGACACCGAGTCCAAAAACGCCGTGGAGAACGGCATTATTGCGCGACGGTTTGAGCAGCTGAGCGGGGTCACGCTGCCCGCGACCAGCACGCGCGATGGCCTGATGACGGCTGCCAACTACACCAAACTGAGCGGCATCGAGACTGGCGCAAACAAGACGGTTGTGGACGCGGCACTGGATGCAGCGTCGGAAAACCCCGTGCAGAATAAAGCGGTCAAGGCAGCGCTGGACGGCAAAGCGGGAACAGCGGAAGCGACAACCGGCGCGGCAGGTCTAATGTCCGCTGCTGATAAGACAAAGCTTGACGGAATTGAGGCCGGTGCAAACAAGACCATCGTTGACACTGCGTTGGACGCTGGCTCTACCAACCCCGTCCAGAACAAAGTGGTCAAGACCGCACTGGATGGTAAGCTGTCAACACAGGGCGGCGAAATTTCGGGTCATTTGAGCGTTGGACTTACAGTTAGCGCTGAGGGGTCTGTATCTACTGGCAGAACGAGCACGGACACAGGCATTCATTTCGAGAAAGCAGCTTCTGACGCTGGACGCATTTCGCACGGCTCGGACCCCATGACTGGTGTGTCACCAATTGCCCGCCTGAAAGTGGCATCGCCGACCGAGGATGATGATGCGGCTACTAAGGCGTATGTAGATGGCAGGGCGGTGCGATACGACGCAGTGCAGACGCTCACTGACGAGCAGAAACTGCAAGCGCGCAAGAATGTCGATGCCGCTGGCGTTGATAGTCCCCAGTTTCAGGGGTATGTGACATTGACCCCCGCAAACGGAACCCTTGGACACGGTGTCGGCCTGTCTCCGTCCGGAAGCGGCTATGATTATACACTTGATATTTCAGAAGTGGACACGGGCAAACCCACAAAGCTGACCGGTGTGAAAACGCCGACCGACGCAGACATCAATGCGGCCGCGACCGTCGAATATGTGAAGACTAAGGTTGCAAGTGGCGGCGGCGTGACCGTAGACGACGCCATGTCGGACACATCTACCAACCCCGTGCAGAACAAGACAATCAAGCAGTATGTGGATGACCACGCTGTCTCTCTTCCGCTGACCCTCACCTACGCCAATGGTCAGGCTACCGGTGCGTCGTATAGTGACATTCGCAAGGCAATCGAAAGCGGGCGACAGATTAAACTGTCCGTTGCAAACACTCCTGATATCATCGCCGCTAACGCCAGAAATGAAACCAACAAGAGCGTCTTGAAGTTTATCCATACGGACGTCGGCGGTGACACCGTTAACATCGCGCAGTACACTGTGACGGCGCAGGCAAGCGGGCTGACTGTGAATGTGAAATCGCGCGAGATCGCATAAGGATAGTGAGGGCAAACCATGCACATCATCGAAGTATTCACGACCGGGAACAAGTGCTATCAGGTCGGCGCGCTGCTGCGCCCGCAGGGGCTGATGCTGCACAGCATCGGCACGCCGCAGCCGAGCGCCGCCGTGCTGGCGCGGTACTTTGACCAGTACCAGCCTGGTGGGCAGTCGGTCTGCGTGCACGCGTTCGTGCAGGCGGACGGCACGGTATACCAGACGCTGCCGTGGGAGATGCGCGGCTGGCATTGCGGCGGCGCGGCCAACAGCACGCACATTGGCGTGGAAATGACGGAGCCAGACGTGAGCATGTCCTACGCGGAGGCGGCCGAGCAGATCACAGGCACGTACCGCACGGCCGTGGCGCTGTTTGCGCAGCTGTGCGGGGTTTACGGTCTGGACCCGCTGGCCGACGGCGTGATTATTGGCCACGCGGAGGGGCACCGGCGCGGCGTGGCCAGCAACCACGCAGACCCGACATATTTGTGGGACACCTACGGCATGGGCTTCACCATGGACGGATTCCGCCGCGCCGTCGCCGAGGCGATGGCCGGGGCCAAGGAAGAGGAGGAGGAAACAGACATGACACGCTACAACACCGTGGCAGAAATGCCCGCATGGGCGCGGGAGGAGGCGCAGCGGCTCATCGACCGCGGCGCACTCCAAGGCGGCACGGACGGCAGGCTCGACCTGTCGGAGGATATGCTGCGCACGATGATCGTCTGTCAGCGGATGATCGACGAAGCAAAGGAGACATAAATGGACAGACTCACAACGATCAAGGCGGCTGCTTC